CTTGTTAAAGTTTTTGGGCTTGAAAATATAACTTGTATTGTATTATTTTCATTGTTTGTTATTGTATCACTTGTGCTATCGCTATAATTTAATGTTAAATTTGTTGGTGTATTCTCTCTAAAATATAATGTTACGCCTTTTATTGTTGTACTGCTAAATGACAATGTTATTGTTGGTGTTGACAAATTTTCAAATAACGCATCACTTATAAAACCTATATTTGTATTTGTAGCCCCCATTGTTAAATAAGAACCGTCTAAAGGTAAATAATCTAAACTTCCGTATAAGTTTTCTACTCTTACTCCGTTTGATATTTCACTTGTAGGAGTATATGTAGAGGTTATATTAACGCTTGGTGTTATTGTCACACTAGGCAAGTCATATAATACCTCTACATATCCCTTTATTCTTCTTTCAGACTCTTTTATAGCCTTTTTAAATTCATTACTTACTTGTATCATAATATCACCTTAAAACTCTACAAAATTCATTGATACATCTGTTCTTAATGTTATTGCTAGTGTAGATTTATTCATCATTTTAGCTTTTGCACTTATTGGCCCTGCATACACTTTCATTTGCACTCTATTATTGCGATTATCCGTGCATTCTAGCGTAAAACTCTCTAAATCGTATAAACTATCTAGGAGTGCTGTTTCTGTGCCTGTAAGGGCATTCCAACCACAATTTACCTTACGTATTTTTCTTATCATGTCTCTATGCAAATACTGGTTTGAATCTCTAAATGATTTTTCTCTCCATTCAGATTGAAATTCATAATTTTCAGGAGCAGGAGTAGGTAAGTCTATCCAACTGCCGTTTAAATATGCTCTAAGTAATTTCATATTACACTCTCCTTATTGAGGTATTTGTACCACGTCTTGTTCCTTCATCCTGATAATCTGAATATGTTGCTTTTGCAAACTCTTTTCCATTTATATTTAATACAATAGGTCTGTCGCTTTGACCTCCCATAGCTGCAAGTACTGCTTCATATACTCCTGATGATACACTTGCTACTATTTGGTCATTATTCATTACTGCTGTGTGTCCTCCAATAGTTCCTACCATTTCTGGTCCCGATTCACGTGCAACAAACATTTCTCCAGTGCTTGGTCCTCCACCTCCGGCATATGCTGTTATTGGCAACCAGCCTGAACCTGTAAATATTCCACCATTAGCTTTAAACAAACTATTTATAACTCCACCAAAATTCCAACCAAAAAGCGCCGATTTTCCTTTTTTTATTCCTTCTGATATTCCACCAATTAATTTTATGCCTAATTCTTTTCCATAATTTGCAATATCAAAAATTTTGCCTATTGCGGTTTTAACTGCTTGTATAGGATTAAACAATACACTTGCAAAATACATTAAACCTTCTCCAAATGCATTTAATAGTTTTCCAGCCAAACTATTACTATCTATTTCAAGTTTTTCTCTAACTCTTTCTTTTATTTTGTCAATAGCTCCTTTTATTATATTAAAATGGAATTCTGATATTTTGGCTACCCCTGTTATTATTAATCTTAATATGCTTAATCCTAGCTCTATCCAATTTATTGATAAAATAAAATCAGATATAGTTTTTCCTATTTTATTTCCTAATTCAGCCCAATTAATTTTTTCAATTAATTTTCTAGCGTTGTCAAATCCTTCTGCAAGATTTTTGCCAATCCAAGAATAATCGCCTGTTCCAAAAGATTCTTTTAATTTTTTCCAAGCTTCTTTAGTGGAATTTTTTACTTTGTTTATTTCTTTTGCTAAGCCTTCAAAGAATTTTTTCAACCCTGTCTTTTTTAACCAAGTATCTATTTCTTTTATTTTCTTTTGAAAATCATTTAATGCATCAAGTTGCGCTCCTAATCCTGTTCCTAGCCCACCTTGCTCTTCACTTATATTGGATATTTCATCTAAACCACTTAAATTATCATTTAATTCTTTTGCGCTTTGAGCTGCGCCTTTAAACGAATTTTCCATTGTTTTTCCTAACACATTTATTCCAAATAATATCTCTATTACTCTTCCTAAACCTATTACAACATATTGTATTATATTTCCAAAAAATTCAAATGCAGGAGCTAGTGAATTTACTAATACATTTGTTGTTAATTGCATTTTGTTAGCAAAGCCCTCATTTTGATTTTGATATTCGCTCATATATTTTCTAAACAAACTAAATGCTGTTCTTGCTCCTAAAAATCCAAGCGTAAGTTTTTTTACCGATTTTAAACCTTTAGTAAATGCATTAGATATTTCGCCGCCCAATTTTCCTGTTACTTTGCTTGTCGCAACAACTTGATTATTAAACTTTTTAGTTTCAGCTTCTGTTTGTTTTATTTGATTTGAAAAATCTGCTGCCATTCCTGAATATGGGCTTGTCTTATATAATCTTCCTGAAGCCGCTACTGTAGGCTTATAAGACTGCAATTTAGATATCGAACTTAATATTCTTTGCTGTTCTGCGTACAATCTGTTTTGCTTTGCTATTTCATTTGAAACATTTGAATAAATGTGATAGTTACCAAAAGCATCTTTTTGAGCGAATTTTGTTTTTTCTATTTGTTTATTAAAAGTGTTTGATATTTCTGTTGCTTGTCGCATTCCTTGTTTAAATTTATCTACTTTTGCAACTAACTCTACTTCATGTCTTTCAACTGCCAATATTAACACCCCTTTCCTTTAGGTCCTTAATTGCTCTGTCTTTTAAGAAGTCAGGCATAACATACTTCTTTTTAGGTGGAAACATATACGGAAATGCTTTTTCGGGAGTATCTGGCATTTCTTTTGCCAATGCAGTTCTCGCTAACATTCCTACCATAAAGCACTCATTTGCTACGCCTTTTCTTCTATTTACTAAAGTACTTTCAAGTTCATTCATATCCATTTCATATAAATCTTTTTTTAAGTACCCTAGCTCTTGTAATTTTTCATAAAATGTTAGTATTTGTTCTCTTAAACTTTGTTCTATTTCACTACTGCTTTCTCTGAGGCTTTGGTCTGATCCTTTTTCATCTCCTCCCAATCCTCTTTTTCTAAAAAACCTGATACCACTAACGTTTCATATATAACATCCATTAATATTTGCTTTAATGTAAGCCCACTATCTACTAATTCATCCATTAATGTAGCTGCGTTTTTAATTGAAAAATTTTTTTGTTCTACTCCATCAATTTCTTTAATCATATAACGCAATAGTGTGCACATCATTGTCATTGACTCTTCTTGTACGTATTCTAGTATAGATTTTTTAGTTGCGTTTTCTATTTCTAGCTCTTCCCCTGTTGTTAATCTTAATTTTAATTCTTTTCCATTACTTAATGTATAAGTATATTTCATTTGTATTTCCTCCTCTAATAAAAAAGAGTTACAAGGGTATTAGCCCCTCATAACCCCCTTTGGTTTTATAAACTTGTTGTAGGAACTGTTATTACTGGTTCTCCTACTGGTGATAAGTGCATTGTAAATGTTTCTAGTTCATTTGGATTAGCTGCTCCTAATGAATATCTTACTTTACTTCTAAATGTTACTATAACACCACTTGTGTAAGTGATTTTGAAGTAATATTCTGTTCCTGCAGTTTCCATATCTGCAACTTCTTTTAGATTTGCTTTTGCACTTTGAACATCCAAATTAAATGGTATGTCTAATGCTACTTCTGGCATTAATCCATCAATAGCAGTGTGAAATTTCTCGTTATCTAATGAATCTGTGCTTACTCTGTCTGGTGTTCCACCTATTTCAGGAATAGATGTTGCTGCATATAATTGATTATATGTACCATTTTCAGTAGCACTATATTCTATTTTAGTTCCGTGTCCTAAAGTAAATGTAGCCATATTTGACCTCCTTTATACTAACATATTATTTATTTCATTATACAAGCCCCATCCTGTTACTTGTACTTTACGTACTTTATCTAGTGTAACATCTCTAAAGCTTGTTCGTATGTTTAACTCTTTTAATTTATTAACTATATCTTCTGTAGCCTGGTCTACTATTGCAAGTGTATTTTCTTCAAGGTTTTCTATCCTTTTTACATAACCTATTATAAATGGTCTATATGTATAATTTTTATCTAAATCAGAATCTTGATAATCTGTTTGTAAACTATAACTAAAATACGTCTTGTTTTCCTCTAATACCTCATCTGGCAACTCGGAGGTTATTTCAATATTTTGTATTTCCTCAAGCTTAGCTTGGACTTCTTCTCTCACTACTTAGCCTCCTTAATTGCCTTTCTTATATTAAATTCATATAAAGGCTTTATTCCCTCTAAAGACCTTTCAAAATGTGGATTTTCAGCAGTTCCTGGATGAAATACATAATCTGTAAACACCCATTTCTTTTCGCCAGTTCTAGGATCTATTTCATCTACTTGGAAAGCAAGTTTTTGTTTAGTTACGGGTTCAATGACATGTGGTCGTGTGCCATATGCAATTAACTCTCCAAGATTATACCCTCTACCTAATGAGTCATAAACCATTGCGTCTGTATATACTGATGTTTTTATTTTCTCACCATCAAAAGTTGTCTCACTCATTTTTATAGAGTCTTTATATGCTCCTGTATTTACTGGTGCTGATGCTTTTACATCTTTTAATAAATCCTTAGCAGTATTTTTTTGAGCTTCAATTAAATTATCAATTACTCTATCACCAAATCTTGAGATGTCTACACTAAGTTTTGCTATATTACTCATAAAGACAACATTGACGAACTATTAACAAGCTCGATATCTACTCTATCTTCTGCTACTGCAACTATTTTATATGTCTTAGTTCCAATAGCAATATAATAGTAAGATATGTTATCTTCTTTGTTATCTACCTTTGGCAATAGGTATTCTTCCAATTCTTTTAATGGGCTTGAAAGTCTTAGCATTTTATTTATGTTTGCTCCGTATATCGTAGCTGATACTTCATCATCAGTTAGGTTTTGCGTTTGAACATTATAAGTCTCAATATCTTCGTATGAATTAGTATATGTTCCGTTTGCTTGTTTAACCTTTGTTGCTTTTTTTAAAGTAACTTGTTTTAGATATCTTAGTAGCATACACGTTTTCCATTCTTGATAATATCGTTTCTTAATTTGTCCATACAATCACTAAAACTTGATGATGTCCCTCTTTCAGATAAGCTGTTAAGTCCTTCTCCACCACGTTGTAGGTATATTCCCTTTACACAAGATTTTATTTCTTGCTTTAAAAATAACTTGTTTTCTGCATTTTCTGCTCTATTAGATATAGTTAAAGCGTTAGCAGTAACTTCTTCTAAAATCTCATTTAGAACACTCTCATCACTTGAGTTGTAGTTATCTCCTAACTCATTGATTATCTCATTTAACATACTAACGCCTCCTATTCAATTATAAACTTGCTTCAGTTCCTGCGTATTTGATTAATTCTGGAGTAACTGCTTTTGTTCCATAATATAAGAACATACCAAATGCTGTTGCATCAGAAAGTTCAATTTTTGCTGGATTGTAGATACTTGGTAATACTGGTTGTGCTATTGAACCTTTAACCATTATTATAAAGTCTACTCCACTTGGTAGATATACACTTGAATAAACATCTACACCATGGAATTGTCCAAATTCACCAACTGCAGTTGTTACATTTGAGTTATTAACTCCTGTATCAAGTGCATTTCTAACTTGTCCATAGAATGCTGGTGTAGCAATTACATTAATTAAATCTCTTTCAACACCATCAACAAAATCATTTGAAGTTGTTTCAATAACTTGGATTGCTTCTTCAAGTTTTTCAGTCGCTGTTAAAGCACTTAAACTTAAAGCACCTCCAGCACTTTTTGCTTCTGTAAAGAATGCTCTTTCAAGTAATCTTTTCATTGCTCCTGCTTGATTTGAAGTTCTTCTTTCAATAAGTCCAGAAACACCATAAGTTCTTAAGTCTTTCTCTTCTACTTCCTCAATGAACTCTTTGTTTACATTTAATGGTACTACTACTGGTAATGCTTTAATTTTGTCAGCATATCCATGTCCTCTTGCAGTTCCATAATCTTCTGCAGTTGCATTTGCAAATCTTTTTGCTTCTACTGTTCCTGAAGCAGGGTCACCAGATAAATCATTGTTCTTTAATACTGATGATATAGTTGATTTTTGTAAGTTTGCTATAACTTTTCCATATTCTTCTGCAAGTTTATCTTTTGCAGTAGCGTCTGTTTGTAATTGTATAGATAATGAATCTATTCTTGCCATATTAACACTCTCCTTCTAAAAAAATTGTGGCATTTTTGTTTCTGATTTTACATCAGAATTAATATTAATAGGGCTTTTTTCCTTATACTTGTCATTCATTGCTTTTTCTATTGCTTTATCAAATACTGCTTTCTTTGTATCAATAATAGTAGTAATTGTTTCTGCTGTTTGTTTAGAATAATCAATGTCCTCTAGTAAACTAATGTCTAGCCCCTTTTCTTGTGCTATCTTAATTGCTGTATTTTTTAATTCATAAGCATTTAGTTTAGCAATTGCAGAATCACGCTCTTCATTTGCTTTCTTTAATTCATATTTAGCCTTTTGTTCTGCATCCATTTTAGCCAATTTCTCGGCTTCTGTTCTTTTAGATTGTTCTTCTGCTTCCCACTTTGTTCTAGCAGTTTCTAAAGCCTTTTGAACTCTTCTGTCGAACTCTGCTTGATACGTTTTATCACCCAATATTTCATCGAATGTAAGTGGTGTATCTTCCACTTGTGTAACTTCTTCAGCTACGTTAGTTGTTTGTTCCATATTGTATTTCCTCCTATTCGCCCATTATGTTCAATTAAGCCCATAACATTCAAAAAAAGCCCATGTACTGAAACATTGGCTCTCTTGGAACTCTTTATATTTGTGACTTATTTATCACTGACTAAATTATAGCATTTCTCTATTTTGTTGTCAAATACCAAAAAAAGAACTCAATACGAGTTCCCTTTTAGAATGGAGATACTATTTATAAGTACCATTGAATAGATATAAGTAGGAGTTGAACCCACAACAAGAGCTGGTTTTGCTCTTTTATTACCTTACTGATTAAAGGAACTAACCTAAACCGATTTAGGAATTATATCTACTCAATGCTACCTATAAAGGCAACACCTTAGTTGTGTATATAGTTAGTCAAGCCAATAATCTCACTAACCTCCCAACACTTTCAGAACGACTTCGTTATTGGACCTAGGGTATTAGTCGTACTCCCCACTTAAATTCGATTAACCACTTATGTCATCAATCCATAAATAGCTCATCTATAAACTAGATTTATTAGTTTTCCTCGCATACATTTTATTAGTGCTGTTTTTAAAGATATTAGAAGCCACGTTCTCCTAATGTGCCTCTTTGTTAACAACCATCAGCCTTGTCAGTCTTTTATCTTAATAAAAGCGAGTGGTCTGCCGTTTTGTTTCATACCATTTAATTAGCACTACAGAATAGATAACCTTATCCCCTTGGAGTTCGTGCATATCTACTCCGTACTGATAATTAAATCAGTACCTTTCCCTTATAAAAATTTTAGAGAAAGCACTCAACACAAGAAAATCAAATATATTATATCATTATTATTTCTTATTGTCAATTATATTTATTGTTTTACATTTGTTGCATTTAATTTCAATTTTACCTATAAACCAACCTAAAAATAATAATTTATGGCAATGTGTACACCTGTACTCCATTTAAAACTCCCAAGCTTCTAAGTAACAGCGACAATTTATGTGACTTCCAACTTGTTCTCCCACAACAATGTCATATATGTTGTATATCTTGCCTATGTATTGTTCACATATTTCACACGTATTTTGGTCTAATATACCCTTAATACGTACTTTTGTTATCCCATAGTATTTATATACTTGCCTTTTCATTTCATTTACTATAAAGGCTATTTCGTTATCTATTTGACCTGTAAATATGTTTTTTTTTGCTGGTCTATAGTTTATTTCCCTTTTTGTTTGCTTTTCTATTAAATCAGGATGTACTTTAAGTTTATCTTCTCTTAAATCTATTACTGCTTGTTTATAGGTTTGTTCACTATTATAATCAACTATGCTTGCTATATGTTCATCCCAAGTAACACCTAAATTATTTGGCATTGCTAAAAAATGTAATAATGCAATATGTTCATATACGTAAGGATGACGTCTTAAAAATC